TGGCAGGTTCGTTCGATGAAACCGGACACACCTCGACAGCAGCCGAACTTAGAAAGACTATCCTCGAATTGCAGTCCCAGTTGAACGCTAACAAGTCTGAAATAGACCCACTAGAGAAACTGCTTACCCGATAGTGCTACAGCTGCCTGCTACCTTCACAGCGCCCTTATCTGAGGACTTCCCTACAGATGGGGACTTACTGATTGAGCTGGCAGACATCGCCTGGAAGTCACCGGAGAACCCTGAAGGCTTGCAACTGGATGAGTGGCAGAGATGGTTGCTTAGACATCTTCTCGAAAGATACCCAAATGACCACCCGAACCCGGAACTAGCTGGCAGACTTAGATACAGGCAAGCGGTAGTATCATTGGGCAGGCAGAACGGCAAAAGCCTTCTAGCTGCGATTTTAGGGCTCTACGGACTTCTAGTGCATCAGAAGACAGGGGCACAGGTGCTATCGCTTGCCAGCTCTAGCGATCAAGCTCGCATTATTTACAGCAGGGTGCTATTCGTTATTCAGAACAATCCCTTCCTATCTAAGCGCTTCAAGAAGGCAACAGAACAGCGCGGAATCGTAACGGCAGACGGAACTGGTCGTTATGATGTAAAAGCAGCTAAAGAATCTGCTCTACAGGGAATCCCTATCTCGCTTTGTCTGTTCGATGAGCTTCACCTGGCTAAACCTGGTATGTGGAGTGCAGCAGTTCTAGGAACATCTCAGCGCAAAGACGGCATGGTGTTGGGGATTACTACCGCCGGAGATCAGAACAGCGAAACCCTAATCGAGCTTTACAAGTCCGGCAAGAAAGCTTCGAGCGGTGACCGAGAGCTAGAGCGCTTCGGCTTCTTCTTATGGGAAGCACCGGAAAATACAGAAGTCACAGACCCTAAAGCAATCTTCGCTGCAAACCCTTCAGTAGCTGCCGGGAGAATACCACTCGATCAAGTCATAAGCGACCTAAAGACTCTCCCCGAACATGAAGCTAGGCGATACCGACTAAACCAGTTCATTAGCGCAAGCGCTGCTAGTTGGTTGCAGAGCGATGTATTTAGAAAAGCCGGCGGTCAAGGAGTCGAGAATAAAGAAGGCGCTGTTTTCGCTGTGGACATCTCTCGGAACTGGACTTACGCGACTATCGCAGTTGCTAACGAGAAGGATGGAGTGCAGCAGACGGAGCTAGTTCAGACCTTCGTGAACCCTACTGAGAACCAGCTTTACAACCGACTAATTGAGCTTCATGACCAATACGCGCCCAGAGCTATCGCTCTCGATGATAGGCAACTTCCCGGACTAGGCAAGCGCCTAAAGCTAGTTGGTATTCCTACCTGGCAACTGTGGACTAAAGAAGTCAGCGCAGCTTGTTCAGCGGTTTACGCTCTATTCAGCACCGACAAGGTTCGACACAATAACGATCCGTTGCTAATCGTGCAGTCACCTAACGGAGTAACAAAGTATCTGGGAGAGAGCTGGCTGATTAGCCGAAAAGACTCGCATGGTGAGATAGATGCTCTAATGGCAACAATTTTCGCAATTTATGTTAGTGCAAGAGCGCAACACGCACAAATTGGTGTATTCTAAATTACACTAATGTAACTAAGATAGGTTTCGATGGCAACTCTATGGCAACGCATTACTAATCAAATCCCCGAACAGCGAGCAGCGCAACCTACTGTTCCCACTCGCGAGGCAGCAGTCGTAACTGCTAACACAGCCCTAACCCTTACAGCGGTCTACCGCGCAGTCCAGATTATCGCTACACCTATTAGCAAAATGCCGATAAAGACTTATCGCTTCGCTACCGGTGTAGAGCTAAAAGTCGAAAACCCAGTTCTAATCAACAAGCCAGACATCAACTCAAACAGGCGCGACTTCATGTTTGAAACAGTCACTTCGCTCGCGCTCGAGGGCAACGCGTTCTGGCACAAGAACTTCGGCAGTAATGGGCAGGTAAACAGCCTTACACTTCTCCCAGCTAGTTCGGTTTCGGTTGCTTATGTCAATGATCAAGACATCGCTAAGGGTGTCTATTACTCATACATGGGCAAGAAGTATAGCTCTAGGGAAATCGAACACCTAAAGCTATTCAGCAAGACTGGCAACCTTAGAGGCATTAGCCCGATTGAGAGTTGTCGAGCAGATGTTTCGGCTGCTCTCGATCTACGCGATTACGCTAAAAACTGGTTCAACAGCGCCGGAGTTCCTACCGGTATCCTAAAGACCAACCAGGCTATAAATGTAGAGCAAGCCGATACAGTTACTAACAACTGGCACAATAAGCAGCAAAACAGGCAGATAGCTGTTCTTGGTAATGGGTTCGATTACCAGGCAGTATCGCTATCACCTAGAGAAGCGCTGTTTACCGACATCGTGGAGCAGAACACAGTTTCTATCGCTCGACTGTTCGGAGTCCCTGCCAGAATGTTGATTACCACAGTCCCAGGCGGTAGCGACACCTACACTAACTTGCAGGATGAGCAAAAGACTTTCTACCTAACAACCCTTAGCGCTTACACAGATGCAATCGCAGATGCTCTAACCAACTGCCTACCTAGAGGGCAGCGAGTCGAATTTGACTGGCAGCACATCTTTAGGGCAGACATTGAAACACGATACAACTACTACGCTGCCGGAATCGCAGCAGGGTTCCTAACCGAAGAAGAAGTAAGAGAGAAAGAAGGGCTAAATGCCTGAACTAGAAATTAGAGAGTTCGCAGCTTCTGCCGACATCGAGGAAAGAACTGTAACCGGACTTGCAGTCCCTTATGGTGAGTCTGCGAGTATTGGCGGAGCTTACAACGAGCGCTTCCAAGCCGGAGCTATTGACTCGGTTGATGATGTCAAACTGTTCTACGGACATGAAGAACCTATCGGCAAGGTTGTCGAGGGTAGAGATACCGAGGCAGGCTTTGAGATCATGGCTCGAATTAGCGATACGCCTCGAGGCAACGAAGTGCTTACACTTCTCCGCGATGGTGTTCTAAACAAATTCTCGGTGGGCTTTCTACCGCTCGAACAAGAGCAAGAAGGTTCAACGATTACGAGAACTAAGGTTTCCTTGAAAGAGGTTTCAGTAGTTCCGTTCCCAGCCTTTGCAGGCGCAAACATAACCGAGGTTCGAGAAGAACAGGCAGAAGCCGAACTAATCGAAACTCCCAATCAAGAAAGAGGCTCTATGTCTGAGAACATGGAACTAGAGGTTCGAACTGTTCAGGATGAGGTTGCAGAATTGCGCCGAGTTGTCGAAGCAGGACTTACCCAGGAAACAGCAGCAGCACCTTACGCGGAGATCCGCTCCCAGGGTGATTTTGCTAAGAAGATGCTAGTTGGAGATGAAGGCGCAGTAGAGCTTGCTCGCGCAGCTTCAGACTCAAGCGACACAGTTGCTCTGCCAGGCTTCGTTGGTCAGATCAACAACCTAATTGACAACAACCGCCCAGCACTTTCTGCTTTCTCTCGCGCAGCTCTACCAGCTTCGGGATTGACTGTTGAATACGCTTCGGTAACTGCTAACACTATTGCTGTAGATGCTCAGAGCGCTGAGAACGCTGCTCTCGAGTTCGGTAACCTAACTATCGCTAACACCTCAGCAGATGTAGTTACCTATGGTGGTTACACCAGCTTCTCAAAGCAGACCATCGAGCGCTCAACTGTGAACTACCTAGACACAGTATTCCGCGCTCTAACCCTTGCTTACGCAAACGCTTCTAACGCGGCTTTCGTTGCTCATGTTGAGGGATTGACCTACACCGGCAAGGTGTTCGACATTTCCGCAGGAACTTCCGCAGCTATCGTTGGTGGAATTGCAGATGGTGCTACCTACATCTTCGAGAACACCGGACTTCGCCCAGAGGCTATCGTTGCTTCACCAGAGGCTTACAAGTTCTTGATGAGCGTTGTGGACACCTCAGGGCGCCCAGTAGTTCTAACCGATGGTGCAGGAAACAACAACATTGGTTCAGCTAACATCCCAGGACTATCAGGTCAGCTTCTAGGCTTGCCAGTGATCGTAGACCCTGCGATGACCGCTAACAAGTGCTACATGGCAAACAGCGCAGCTATTCAGAGCTTCGAGTCTGCCGGTGCGCCAGTTCGTCTAACCGATGGTGACATCACTACCTTGACCGACAGCGTTTCTGTTTACGGCTACATGGCAATCACCACACCTTTTGCAGGTGCGATTGTCGAGCTAGACACAGTAGCCTAGTAAGTATCTAATGGCGCACAGCGGACCAGGACCAGGGGGAAGTTTGACTTTACAAGATCTGCAAGCCTACATTGGCACAGATGAAACAGGTGACTTTATCAACTCTTGCCTAACCGCTGGTGAAAACCTTGTAGACAACTACATTGGCGAGATAGATACAGTTCCTGAACAGATACATGATCAGGCTGTTCTTATCTGCGCTTCAGAGTTGTTCCACAGGCGTTCAGCGCCAAATGGTATCGCTCAATTTGCAAGCATGGATGGCAGCCCTGTCAGGGTCGCTAAAGACCCGATGGGTGCTGTCTATCCGCTGCTGCTTCCCTATGTTGGGTATGGTGTATGACAAACGAGATAACGCTATCTAAGGCAGAGTTCAAGCTCGACCTAGAGGCAGCCGGGCTTAGAGTTCTGGACTATGTTCCAGAGCGAATAGTTCCGCCTATCGTTATCATCAACAGCGCATCGCCTTACCTAACTCCCAGCACTCTAGGCAGCGAATACGATCTATCTCTAGAGCTTGTAATAATTGCAGCTACTGCGACTAACAAGCAAGCTACAGAGTTGCTCGATGAGGCTATAGCTAATGTTCTAACAGCTATGCCACGCTATGCCAGGGTGCTTAGGGTGAATGAGCCTTACCAGATGCAAACTAACAACGCTGAGTATCTCTCGGTAAATGTTTCAGTCGAATTAGAAATAACAATTTAGAAAGGGCTTCCAAATGGCAGCTTCTACGCGTATCAAAGCGCAAAACATCAAGTTCCTAATCGGAGCTACAGAATACGCTTGCGATGCAACAATGGTTGATCTAGTGCTAGGCGATGCGCCTGGTGATGTTCAGACCTTCTGCGAGCAGCGAGTCGGCGGTGAGTGGGCGCTAACTCTCGAGGGCATTACCTCGGGAGATGCTACTTCTCTATACCGAGTGCTATGGGCTAACTTCGGAACTACTGGTGCTTTCACTATTGCACCGAACGGAAACGAAACAGCTACAGCTTCGCAGCCTCACTACACCGGAACAGTTCGATTCAACGAGCTACCGCCAATGTCGCTAACAAGCAACGAAACAGCTACCTTCTCGGTGACTCTTGAGGTAGTAAATACACCTCACGACCCTGCTTCAGATGTTTACTATGGCGTGGAGATTGTAACAGCCTAAGTAATGTCAAACGCAACTAACGGGATCAAGGTAACTGGTTTCAATCAAGCTATAAAGGCTTTGAGGGCAGTCGGAACACCTGACTCAGAAATCAAGGCAGCCGGTAAAGAATCCGGTGAACTTGTAGCTAGCGAAGCTAGAAGCCTTGTTCCCGTTAGGACAGGTCGGCTAAGAGATTCAATCCGAGTCGGCAACCAGTTGCGCAAGGTGGTAATTAGCGCCGGTAACAATAGAACCAGCAGATCAGCAGTGCCTTATGCTAACCCTATCCACTGGGGCTGGTTTAAGAGAAACATCAAGCCTCAGCCCTTCTTCTCGAAGGCTTTGGGCATAACTCGCGATGAAGTCTACAGAAACTATTACGACAACATAGCTAAACTATTACTTAAACAGAACGCGAAAGGTTCAAGCACAGATGATTAAGTTTGATGAACTAACACTAGGCGAAGTAGAAGAAATTGAGCTAATGCTGGATGGCTCTATCGAGGAAGCTTTTGCAGATGGCAAGCCTAAAGGCAGAGCGCTCCGAGTTATCTACTTTATTGCCAAAAGGAAAGAAGATCCTAACTTCAAGTTCGAAGATACTCAGAATGTATCCCAGAAAGAAGCAGTAGCACTTCTAACCGGTGATTCAGCAAAAAAAGAATAAAAGAGGAAAGTGCTGCGAGGTTAGCAAACTTCTGCCTAGCTACCAGGATGCAACCCAGCGAAGCTAAAGCCCTTACTCTTACAGAATACAAAGCTTTTATAAAGGTAATTGAGGAGAGAAACAAATGAGCTTAGTTCTCAATGTAGAGATTCTGGGAGAATACAAGAAGCTCACTCAAGCTACCAAGGGCGCGGAGTCACAGCTAGGCAAGCTAAACAAAACTACTTCTTCTATCTCTAAGAGCATGAAGGGCGCACTAGGCGCTATCGGTGTAGGGTTCACGCTCAATAAAGTTGTTGATGGGATCAAGGGAGCTATCACAGCTTCCTCAGACCTAAGCGAAGCAGTAAACGCTATAAATGTTTCCTATGGGGAACAAGCTAAAGAGATCGAGCGCCTGGGGGAAGTAGCTGCTCAAGGGCTAGGACTTTCTAGGGTAGAGCTTTACGGAATTGCGACACAGTTCTCAAGCTTCTCTAAGACTATTGCCGGTGATGGTGGAGATGCAGTTGCAGTATTCAACGACCTATCAACTCGCGGAGCAGACTTCGCCTCAGTATTCAATTTAGATGTAAACACAGCGCTCGCTAAATTCCAATCTGGACTTGCAGGGCAGTCAGAGCCACTTAGGGCTTTTGGTATTGACCTAAGCGCAGCGACAGTAGAGGCTTACGCTCTCGACAACGGAATCATTCAGTCCGGTGAAACAATGACCGAACAGCAAAAGATTCTGGCTCGCTATGGTGCGCTTATGGAGCAGACCTCGATGGTGCAAGGGGACTTCGCTAACACCTCAGACGGACTTGCTAACCAGCAGAGAATACTAAACGCAGAGTTTGAGAACGCTAAAGCCGAAGTAGGGCAAGCGCTTATCCCAGTTATGACAGAGCTTCTCGGTGTAGTAATGCAACACATTCCAGAAATCAAGGCTCTAGCTGCTGGTTTTGTTGATGTTGCTAAATGGGTTGCAGAGGCTGTTCTGGTAGCTATCGAATACAAAGACATCCTCATACCACTTGCCGGGCTAATTGCAGGTGTGGTGGCGATTACTAAGACTTGGGCAATAGCTCAGGGCGCAGTTACTATTGCACTATCTCACCCGGTTCTACTTGGAGCAGCAGCAGTTATTCTTCTTATTGCCGGAGCTTACAAAACTCTTAGCAGAGATGCTAATGAGGCTGCTCAGGCGGTTAGAGATCTCAACGCAGCTAAAGAGCAAACAACTTCCACAGGCGGTTACAAGCTCCCACCAGGACAAACAGATTATGCACCCTACGCTTATCCGACCCCTACAGTTCCTAGCTATACAGCGCCAGCTAATGAAGGTATTGCAGGTGGTGGGTCTAATGTAAGTTCTTCCAGCCCTATCATTATCAATAACAACATCACTACTACTTCTAGCGCTACTGCAAGCGAAATAGTTAGTTCCCTACAGCGCTATCAGCAGCAGACCGGTATCTCGAGGATTCTTCTAAAGTGACCGATGTAATAGAAGGCTTCGACATAGCCACAGATCTAAAGGTGGAGTTTTATCTTCCCGATGCAGAAGGTAACTTGTTTATTCTGGGCGTTAGCCTTCTGAACTCAGATGATGTTCTTGCAGGTGCTAATCAGTTTATTGTCGGTGTATCAGAGCTAGGCGGAACTGACCTTCTAGCAGGTGGTAGTGAAATTGGGTTTATCTGGACACCGCTCGAGTGCAACGTAAGCAAGCTAATTACTAACATCGGTGGGGATGTCCAGAACTCGCTCTACTTCCAGCCTCGACCCGGGCAAGCAAGCATTACTATGCAAGACCTAATACATGACCCTACTAGCAACCCTAGCTTTAGGGCAGGCGTTCCGGTAAGAGTCAGAATAGATAATGGTGTAGTTGATTACACGCTATTCAGCGGTTACATGGATCAGATAAATGTTGCTTACGATAAGGATGGGAACAACCTTCTCACAGTTACCGCTTTCGATGATTACAAGCGCCTAGTTAGCTCTCGCTTGGCAATACTTGACACACTCGACCCTATAGAGTTCCCAGATGGTTACGCGACCCCTTATCAGGTTATCGAGCTAATCGCAGAACAGTTCGGCACAGTCCTCGATGATCGAAGCGAGCAGACTATCGGAAAGATACCTGGCGTTACTGTAGAGAACTTTATTCCTAACGCTTATGTTTACGAGGCTATCAAGAACGGGCTGGCTATCTTCTGGGTAGACCCTGCTAGTGGTAAGTTCGTATTTATTCCTAGACCTACAATTACAGGTGATGGGGATGTCTACAGCATCGGTAATAATCACGAAGCACCTAATCATCTCTGCATGAGTGACATAAAAGTTTCCGGAGATTTAAGTTCTGTTTACAACTCGCTTTATGTCAGCTTAGATAGCAACCCTGCTACTAATGTTTTGGTGAAGTCCCCGGACTCGATTGAGCTTTACGGAGAAATCGCTTTCGATGAAACTTTAAACACAACTGGCATAGATGAGCTAGAACTTTGGGCTAGTTCTGTTTACTCGCAGACTTCTACTAAGCTGGTAAACTCGGTGCAAACACCTGCTCTAGATAGGGTAGGGAATCTAACTCATGCTGCGATAATCGAGCCAGGTGAAGTAATAAATGTTACTTATCTAACAGATGAGCTTAATATCAACGATGACTATACTGTTTCTAAGGTGAGTCATAACATAGATGTAAATAATTGGTTTACTACACTAGAACTTTGGAAGGGCTACTAAATGGCTTATAAAACATTCGTAAACGGGTTTCCGCTCAATGCTTCGGAGATCAACAATAACCTGATGAATCAGAGCGTTGCGACTTTCCTCGATGCAAGCGCTCGCTCAACTGCTATTAGTGCGCCGGTTCAAGGGCAGGTTACTTACCTAACTAGCGACTCGACTTATTACTCTTATGATGGTGCTGCCTGGGTAGAGATGATTCCTACGCCTGAAACCCCTGCTAGTTCCCCTAACTACATAATCAACGGGGCGTTTGATGTTGCACAAAGAGGGACTTCAACAACGGTTGTAAATGGTATCTATGACTTAGACAGGTGGCAACAGGCAGTAGCTTCAGGAGTTCCAACTGGAACTGTTAGTCAAGTTGCTTTTTCGCCAAATGAATTAGTGGCAGAAGGTTTTGGAGATGCTAAGTACTACAGGAAAGTAAGCATAACCGCTAATAACGGCTGTACCTTGTTTAGGCAAAGCCATTTTATAGAAGATGTAGAAACTTTAGCTGGTCAAACTGTCACTGTATCTTTTTGGGCAAAAGGGAATGTAGCTAACGAAACTTTTATTAGATTGCAACAACGATTTGGAAGCGGCGGCAGTGCCACAATAACTACTGCTAGTCAGTCTTTTAGTTATACTACAAGTTGGGTCAGGCACTCTTTTATCTTTACAATCCCTAGCATAAGCGGTAAAACAGTAGGCACTGGCTCATCACTAGCTTTTCTTTTTGACCACCCACTTTCGGGCGGATTAGTAGAAACTGGCGATACTCAAATTTGGGGCGTACAACTAGAAGCAGGTTCCGTAGCAACCCCGTTCAAGCGCAACGCTCCTAGCTTGCAGGGAGAGCTGGCAGCGTGTCAGCGGTATTACGTTCGGTTCAAAAGTTCAGCAGCTTATGACTCAGTTTGCATGGCTAACGGATTGACAACTACTGCCATGCGGTCTCAAATCCCACTTCCTACAGAAATGAGAGCAGCGCCAACATTCTCTACTTCTGGGGCTTTTCACACATCGACAGGCAACATATCAGTGACTCCATCACTGGCTACTGGCAACTCAAAACTGTCTAGCGTTACTTGGACTGGGTCTGGAATAACTGCTTACTATGGTTACTACATTAGAAACAATAATGATGCTGGTGCTTACATTGACTTTAGTGCGGAGCTATAAATGAAAACTTATGAACTAATAACTGAGGATGAAGTTTCAATCCTTAAGGCAACCGAAGGGGAAAGAGAAATCTGGATTCCCCTAGACCCTGCAAACAGCGACTACGCCGAATACCTTGCCTACTTAGCATGGGTAGAAGCAGGGAACGACCCTAGCGAGTTCTGGAATCAAAGCGAGCTGTAATGAGCGAGCGCCCACCGAGCAATACAGCAGTTATTCTTAGAATTGTGACAGAGATCGAGAAGAAGATAGATGACTTTGAAAGTCGCATTAGAGCGCTTGAGAAGTCAGTTTGGAGTAATGCCTTCTTGCAGTCAATTATGACCGCTGCTGTTACCGGTATCGTGGTCGCTGTGCTAGTTAGTCAGCTATGACTTGGCAACACCCGTTCGATAAGAAAACAATTACTTCTCGCTTCGCTACCACAGCCAGAAGGACATCGCCTCATCGAGGGCTTGACTATGCACCAGGTGCTAACGCTTTGATCAAGTCTGTTACTGCCGGAAGGGTCGAGCTAATTCAATGGAGCGACTGCCTGGGCTGGGTAATGGTGCAGAGTTCTGCAAGCGGTAAATACTATGTAGGGTATTCGCACCTGAGCTGTGCTAGGCATGGGGAGAACTGCAAGGGCAAGGCTATCGGCTGTAAGACTCCGTTCAAATCCCTCAAAAAAGGGCAGAGAATAAAGTTATCTCAGCCAGTCGGCAGAGTGGGCAACACCGGAGAGTGCAGTCGAGGCGCTCACCTTCACCTAACTCTGAGCACTAGCCTCAAGGGAGTCTTTTACGGGAAAGTCATAGACCCAGAGAAATTCATAGATAAACAGCAGGTTCAAATCTGCAAGACTTGTAAACAGGAGATAAAGAAATGAACGCTAATCTAAGAAAAGCTATTTACGCAGCAGTTGCAGGACTTGTTCCGCTATTCGTTGCCCTAGGGTTTCTAACAGATGAGCAGAGTTCTCAGATACTCTCAAGCGTTGCAGCAGCACTTGCTTTCTTTGCCTCAGTAATGGCGATGAAGAATGTCAATGCAGACGGCGAACCTGATCAAGAGGTTGAGTTTGAAGAACTTGAGTTCGAGGATGTAACAGAAGGCACAGAAGCACCTCACATCCCAGGCGTTTAGTGTCTTATGCTTTAGCTATGCTAAGGATATGACAGAAATAACCGCGAGAATTAAAAAGTCCGGTGGGCAACTAATCGGCACTCATGCACCTGGATCAGCACAGTGGCACGCACAGCGAGCTAACGCTATTGGCGGTAGTGACATCGCGCCAATCATGAACCGCTCACCCTGGACTAGTGCCTATAATCTTTGGGCTATCAAGTCCGGCAAGCTACTCGCACCTGCTGGGACTATGGCGATGAAGCTGGGCAACTACTTCGAGCCGGCGATAATCAAGCTATTCGGCGATACTCACCCACACCTAACGATTCACGATTCAAGCTGGACATTCTCGAGCAAGTTCAACGACAGCTTTCACGCGAACCCCGATGCAATTATCGAAGATGAGGATGGAGAGCTTTCAATCCTAGAAATCAAGTTTTCGCGCAATCCTATGAACGAACTGCCGGAACATTACCGGTTACAGGTTGCCTGGTATCAGCTAGTTACAGGCTTGCACAATCCGGCAGTAGTCTGTGCAGTCGCAGCCGGCGAATACAGGGAGTTTGTAGTTGAATACGACCAATCACTAGCGGAGCGTATGCAGAGGTCGGCAGAGGTCTTTCTAGAGCTTCTCAGCACCGATACAGAACCGACTATCGAGGGCAGTCAATCAACTTACGAAACTGTTAGAGACCTGCACCCAGAGATCGAGGATGCAGAAGTAGACATAGACCCAGACGAGTTCTCAGCACTTCAAAGCGCCCTACAGCAGGAAAGCTTCTGGAAGCAGCAGGTTCTTTTACGAAAGTCAATTATTCAAAACTCCATGCAGGGAGCTAAGTGGGGTTATGTTGATGGGGTAAATGTTGTAGCGTTACAAAGCAGAGGATTAGGAAAGCCCTACCTCAAGATAATGGAAAGGTAAACCACGATGGGATTTATGGATAACTACGAACCAGTAGCCGACAGAATAGCGAAGTTTTGGAGCAAGCACCCTAACGGCAGGATTCACACCGAAATCAAGCTAATCAACGAAACCGAGATTGTCATTCAGGCAAGCATCTTTACAGACCGAGAAGATACTCGCCCAGCAGCTATTGACTTCGCCCAGGAGACTCGAGGCTCGAGCGCAATCAACAAGACCAGCTTCATTGAAAACTGTGCTACTTCTGCAATCGGCAGAGCGCTAGCTACACTCGGCTTTCAACCTAAGCGTGATGGAAAGACTGTTCGACCATCGCAGGAGGAGATGATAAAGGTATCCTCAGAAGCCATAGGAGCGGTTGTGAAGGACTTAGAGGCTAGGGCTAGTGTCTTAGCCTTATCGAAGGATGTTGAAGGGCTTAGAGCGCTTTACAGCGAAGCTAAGAACGCCGGCGCACCCAAGAAGACACTCGAGAAGATAACCGAACTAGCAAAAGCATTAGGGTAAATGAGAGGGGGAGCAGCCCACAGATAGCTACTCCCCCGGGCTTCATCGCCCACCCGAACCACGAATCGGGTAGCATTATCCTACCACTACAGAAAGAGATTATGGAAAACTTAGATAACTGGTTGCAAGACCGAAGCGAAAGAACCTACATTCAGGGCTACACCACCGGTTACAAGAACGGGTATGAAGATTGCAGAATGAGAATCACAGTCGAGCTTTGGGATTTTCACAAGCTGATCAAGGAAATAGATAGCGAACTTGCAGATTCAGTATCAGTTGCTATTGACAAAATTGAAAAAATGAAATAAGAATGATTATACTTAATAACTATATATAGACATTATGCTTATATATAGATATTAACTTAATAACTATATATAGACATAATTACTATATATAGAAACCACGAAAGGAAAAAATAATGCCACAGATCACTATTGCAGGAGATGTAAACCTTCTTGGATGGGAAGGCAAGCGAATCTCTGTTTGGGAAAAATACGACTCAAACGGAAAAGAGTATTCAAGGCTCTGGACTTGCTGGTTCGACATCTCCCAGGCTGACCTAATCCAAGAACAAGACTGGGTTGAAATCACCGGAGAGCTATCCACCAAAATCGGGACTTACACACCTAAAGGCTCAACTGAGGAAAAGACTGTAGTCGAGCATCACATTCAGAACGCGCACCTAAAGAACGCAGTAGGCAAGGCGCAGCAGAACGCTACAATAAGCGCAGAAGCACCTGGCAGCTTCGAAAACGCACCCTTCTAATGATTCAAGTATTCGTTCCGGGAGTCCCTCAGCCTCAAGGATCGAAGAACGCCTATGTTCGAGGCAATCGCGCTGTTCTAGTCGAAGCTAACAAGAAGCTTCCAATTTGGAGAAAACAGCTAACCGAGAAGCTAGAAACAGCTAACTCGAGCTGCGAACCACTAGAAGGCGCGCTGACTCTAGAAGTCCTATTCCTCATGCCTAAAGCTAAGAGCAATAAAAAGGACTTCCCCTATCAAAAACCAGACCTCGACAAACTCATTCGGGCAGTCGGAGATGCTGCGACTCAATCGGGCGTTATCAACGATGATTCTCAAATAGTGCAGATTCTTGCATGGAAGTTATGGGCAGAAAATGAGCCTGGCGCTGTAATTACACTCAGCAAGTTCCTCGGCGAGTCGGATTGACAGACTAGTTTCAAGTAATAGTTTAGGGTTACCACTTACACAGAAAGATGGGGACAATGCTAGAACAAATGAAAGTGTTTTCTTACCGCTACCCTTGCGCGGTTAGGAAGCTTCTGGAATCACTAAGCGAAGCAGACCAAGAGATTCTTAGAGATCATCTCTGCGACACTTCAATCGGTAACAAGACCCTTGAGAAGTCACTAAACAGCGTAGGCATAGTAATAGCCGATACCACGCTGCAAAAGCACAGATCAGGCGCTTGCTCATGCTCGAGAATCTAAGCCCGGCTAGCAAGATTGAGCCACCTAAAGAATTTCGCCCGGCACTCGACTTCGATGGGAGTGAAGGCGTTGCAACTCTGCCTGGCGTTCCTATGGGGGAAGCACCTAACTTTGAACAGTTCCTACTCGATCAAGGATTCGACCCAGCAGAATACGAGATAGTCGGCTCACCTAGAACGAGTCGCTGGCAGAAGTATGATGGGGACTGGCTTACTAGCTACAGATTCAACTTCCGCAAAACATCACCTATTGGGGACTTGAAGCTACTTTGGTCAAAAGCTAAACCGCCAAAGAAGTCTAAGGTTCAATCAAAGGTTGATACTGCGCTAGTGGTAATGCTCGCAGACTACCAACTTGGCAAAAGCGATAGTCGAGGAGGAGCTAAAGAGCAGCTAGGCAGAATTCTGAGCGCCTATGACAACCTCGAGGAACAATTCCGTAAAGGCAAGTATGAACAGATTATCTTCGCTGAAATGGGGGACATAGTTGAAGGATTCAGCAACAAAGCAGACCAGCAGCAGCTTGCTACTAACACTTATTCGATCATGGATCAAGTTGATCTTGCTACGACACTTACTTATGAAATCATCAAAAGGGCGAGCAAATACTCGCAAGTAACTTACGCCACAGTTGCATCGAATCACTGCCAGAACAGAATCAACAAGCAAATAGTCGGACAACCTGGCAACGATGATTGGGGAATCTTTATAGCCAAACAGCTACACCGGCTATCTAAAGAAGTAGGGCTAGAGCTAAGGATACTGACACCGCAACCAAGCGATGAATCACTCGCGGTTGATGTATTCGGTGACTCGTTTCATGTTCTTGGTTTGTGGCATGGTCACCAAAGCTCTAGACCCGAAGCTGTGCCTACATGGTGGGAGAAACAAACATTCGGTAATCAGCCAGTAAGCGCAGCTTCAATCGGGCTTACCGGACACTTTCATCACCTCAGAGTGCAGGAGCTAGGGCTTCACTCTAATGGTGGATCTCGATACTGGATTCAAGGCAAGACAATGGATAATGGGAGCAGTTGGTTCAGGCTAAATAGTGGGCAAGACTCACAGCCAGGTATTACTTGCTTCGAGCTACAAAAGGGAAAACACTTTACAGGGAGCGTGTTCAATGTATAATCTAAGCACCACACAGAAAGCGACAAAGATTATGAAAACCACACTAGGCAGCATCCTATTCGCACTAGGCATCGTAGGCGTTCACTTCCTCGCCTGGGCGCTATCAACCTTCGCGCCTATCCTTACACTCATCCTTCTAGCCGGAGTATTCACCTGGCTATTGACTGAGCTATACATCGGAGTAAGAGAGAGCTAAATGATTTGCCCTAAATGTTCAGCCACTCATCACAGAAGCATGGATAAGGTGTTATGTTTCAGGTGTTGGAGTGAGGTGAACAAATGGCAGAATGGCACAACTCAAAAGAGTGGGCAAAAGCAAGAGCCTACGCGAAGAAAGTCTTAGACCCTATCTGTTCGACCTGCGGTGTAGAACTAATGGGGGGGGACTGGACAATAGACCACATAATACCGCCACAGAACGGAGAACCAAACCATGACATTAGTAACCTTCAATCAATGTGTAGACAATGTAACGGGCGTAAGCAAGATAGAACCCTTGAAAGAATCGGGTGGCGCTCGTCACGCTGGTAACAGTCCGTCAATAGGGGGGGAGCTACTAATAGCACTCACTCGAGGAAAGGGAAAGGGCAAGTATGCAAAAGCTCGAGGCAGATACGCAAAATAGCCTAGGGGGGCTTTTTCGAGGCTTCGCTCCCAATCCCGCGCAAGCACTCAAGTTTTTACACAATAGGCAGATTATCCGAGGGGAGCTTTAGCTTGATACAGGAAACTTTGAAAGAGTGGATAGATAGCCTGACTTTGACAGTTGAACAAAGAGTGATCGCAGGAATGGCGCTCAAGCTGGCAGGTTCGTTCGATGAAACCGGACACACCTCGACAGCAGCCGAACTTAGAAAGACTATCCTCGAATTGCAGTCCCAGTTGAACGCTAACAAGTCTGAAATAGACCCACTAGAGAAACTGCTTAC